GGGCAGATCCGCTCGGGCGGTTCGGGCAATGTTATGGCTGCAAATACATCGATTAATAATTTGGTCACATAGTCGCGGTCAAGTTTCAGTGTTTCAATATAGAGGTTTGAGTCATTCTTGTTCTCGACTACCACCATGCACTCTTCCAAGTCACACAGCACCATGTAAACGTGTGCCTGGGCCTTATATTTCGGATTCCATTTTTCATAACCGACCTTTAAAAGCTGCTTGAAATATTTTTCACTTGCGCTTTTGATTTCTAAAAGTTGCCCGGATACTATCCCGTCAATATGCCCCTTTAAAACTATGTCCCCGTTGACGATTTCAACCTCTCGCTGACGGTCGGTGACTTCAATGCCGATGGCTTCCAGATCGCTGATGATCGCATCTTCAATAATATTCCCCGTCCGAAACAATCTGATGATGCGGCCTTCAACCGGCTTTGACGGCGTGTTGTGATGTGCATACCACAGCCATCGAGGGCATTTATGCCCGATCTCGGAAAGTCCCAAGTGCTGCCGGGGAATATTCTCCCCGGCTCGCTTGGACTCAATCTTTTCGATGATTGAGTTTACCATCCCTGCACCGCCGGAGGAGTTGACGTTACGGACGGGATAGGTGCATAGTTTTTGATTTTGTTGCTTTTCAAAACATTTCCTGTTTTGTTGCTGGTAAATTCTTCAACGCCGACGGTCACGAGCATGGGCTTTCCCATCAGTGCATCGGTTGTTTGCGGCGGGAAGGGGGCGCGTAAAACTCCGCAAATTCGCTTAAGGGTGCCCTGTGCGATGTTCTGGGCTTGCTGGCTGGCGTTGACGATGTTGAGCCTGTCAACGATTGTTGATCCGGTATGGGATCCGTCAATGATCTGAATGGTCAATTCCAATATTTTCCCCTTGCCGTCTTTAGTGGATACGATCTTGTCTCCGGCGATGACCGCTTTATATACGCCTTCCGGGACTACGATAAAACTTCCGGCTTCCGGAACATTCGCGTCAATGTTTATTCCCTGTAAATTTGCCATGATTTTTATTCTCCTTTATTTGGTTGATTTTTTATAGCTGTTAATAATTCAACAAAGTTAAGCGGTAAAGTGTCCGGTAAAACATAGCGTGTTTTTGCGCGCCACGCCGGTTTGTTTGTCGTGTGTATCACGCGCTCGGCATTGTTGATTGCCTTGCCTGTGTCGGCATTGACCGTTACGGCAAACCCAGCGAACAATACAATGTCTGCCCACTCTTCAAGCCTCGCTGCTGCTGTCTTATTTAGCTTGATCTGAAATCGATCATAGGGATCACCGTCTGGAGGCGAAAATGATTTAATCTCATTATGCGCCAGGATGACGCAGGCCATGCCTTTGTCGCGGAGCAGGTTCAATCCGTTGAAAAACTTTTCCCAGTACTGCATGGCGAAAACGTATCCCTTACCATATCCAATCTTTTCAATAGATGTGACTTTGTTTTCATCGCAAACCGTCTTCCAGATCAGTTTTTCAAGCCAATCGGCGGTGTCGATAACGACCGTTTTATACTCGTGTGACTGATTGATCAGCATGTCCATATAGCCGAAAAATTCATCAAGGGTTTTTGCTACCGGAAAATGCGGAACATCGATAGCCACCAGGCCGTCTTCTGTCTGGATGAATATCGGCGCCGGTGCGCTTGCTGCCCATGTGGACTTTCCGATGCCGTGAATGCCATGAAGCACCACTCTCGGCGGCTTACTTTGTCGTGTGGTTTTGATCAGGTCTTGGAGGTTCATTCGATCACCTCCACTTTAACGCTGGTCTTTGCCGGTTTGCTGGTTACACAGAGGGCAATGGCAGGATTAACAAGCGAAGCTGCCCTGTATGCTGTCAGGTTGATTGTCGGTTTAAGATCGACGAATTGCAGTTCTTTCGGCAAGCCCAGGGCGACGTATTTGTCATAGTCGAGCGTCCGGGTGAGTTTGGTTGTGACGGAGACTTTGTAGTTTTCTACCTCCTTTGTCGTCGTGCCTTCGAGTTTTAATTCGCCCATCTTTGCGATGATGGCCTCCTCCGCTGCGATGCGTCCTTCACGCGCCGCTTCCTCAACACTTTTTGCTATGAGGAAATTCTTTAACAAATCTTTCATGTTGCCTCCTTTTAGAAATCCCGATGCAGTCCAGTTTGCATCTTCGTTTCTGTATTTGGCTACGCTTATAACACCATAAAAATTATGTGTCAAGATATTTTTTGCATTGTTAAAAAAAAACTTTACTTTATTTTTTTATTGTGCAATATAGTAATCCCACGGAGGTTAATATGAAAATAAATGAAAAAAAGGTTCGCAATAGAATTAAGAAGTTAAATATGACAATGGCCGATTTTGCTCGATATATAGGCATAAGCAGGCAACTTCTTAATTATTACATCACTAAGGGCTGCTCATTCCAAAGCGTTGAAAGATTGAGCCAGGCGCTTGAATTACAACCAAAGGATATAATTATAAATGACTAGCGAAAAACAGTTGATGAGGGGTTGCCTTGATTATTTGGCTTATTATAAAAAAACATATCCAATTTATTATTTCAGAGCAAATTCAGGTTCAGTAATAACTCAAGGTGGCAGGGTTTTCAAGGGAGCGTCTGCTGGTACTCCGGATATAATTTTGCTGGTTGACTCTATATTTTGTGGCCTCGAATGTAAGACAGAAAAAGGAAAACAATCACCAGCTCAAAAAGAAGCTGAACAAGCTATAATCACCGCCGGGGGAAAGTATTTTTTGATCAGAAGCATGGAGGAAATCAGGGATGCTATCGAAGAAGTGCGCGGTTTGCGGTAAAGAGTTTTTTCCAAGAAAAAACAAATATGAATCAGCAAAATATTGTTCAAATAATTGCAAAAATCTTTCACAAGTAGATCGGGTAAAAACTAATTGTTCATATTGTGGGAAAGAGATGGCAGTAATAAAGGCACGTTTTAATAAAACAAAAAACATATGTTGTTCAAAAAAATGTATGGGGAAGTTAAATTCAGGAGAAAATAATTATAATTTTAAAGGAAGTACAACAATTAAAACTTGTCTTATTTGTGGGATGGCTTTTTTAGCAGGGAAAAAAACAAACAAGTATTGTTCTGTACCATGCGCCAATATAGCTCAAACAACCAAAATAATGGTAAATTGCGGGTATTGTGGAAAAAGAATAATAATAGAAAGAACCCGAATAAAAAGATCAAAAATAGTATATTGTTCAATGTCTTGCAGAGGAAAAGATAACTTTGGCAAAAATAACCCAAACTATAAAGATGGTAGAACTCCTATTATAAGATCTATTAGGTGTTCATCTAAAACAAAAAAATTAACACAAAAAGTTTTTGAACGTGATGAATTTACTTGTCGTTTATGTGGACAAAAAGGAAAATATCTCCACGCCCATCATATATTCCCGTTTACTAAAATATATTCTAAATTCGTTAAATTATATCCCAAAAAAACAAGCAAAGAAGATTTAGTCCGGCTTGCACTTGAACATGAACCTTTTTTCAATATAAATAATCTAGTCACCCTATGCGCTGATTGCCACTACAAAGAACATAGGCAAAAAAAACAACAGGAGATTAATTTTGATTGAATTACGACCTTATCAAATAGAAGCATTAGACGCCATTGATGAATCATTGAAAATTAAACAAAATTCATTATTTGTTGGAATAATGGGATGCGGGAAAACTGTTATAATTTGCAGATTAATCAGAGCATATTTTAGGGAAACAAACCGGCGTTTTCTTGTGCTTGTCAATAAAACCGAATTGATTAATCAATTTTTAGAAACATTATTAAAAACCACGGATATTCCGAGGCGTAACATTGGAATTGCCTGCTCTAGCTTTGGTGAAAAGATAATAGACGCCAGGATAACTATCGCAACAGTTCAAACCTTGACTAACATGAAAGATGAATACCCAGGGGCGGATCTGTTAATTATTGATGAATGCCATAATTATACAAAAGAAGGTCAGTACGGTGAAATAATTGATTATCTCCAACAAAAAAATAGTAATTTAAGAATATTAGGCTGTACTGCCACTCCATATAAACTTGGCTGGGGGCAAATATTCGGGCGAGCTTGCGTTGATCCTGATAAAAATCTTTTTGATGAAATAACCTATCGGATCACTTATCAACAATTATTGAAACTAGGTTATCTTGTGCCATTGAAAGGGAAAATTGCTCATGCTGATTGTCTTAAAAAAGACTTGGAAACAGTAGGTGTCCAAGGTGACTTTATCATTTCCCAGCTTGGCGAAATCATGTCCAAAGAAATCCATATTAAAACCGCTGCGGATGCAATAAACATGTATCTTAGCGAATATAAAACAATTTGTGTATTCTGCACAACTATCGCGCATGCTGAAAAATTGAAAAATGTTATTAATCAAACTGAACCATGTACGACTATCCATAGTGGCCTGTCCCCACTCGAAAGACAAATAAATATGAACGATTGGAAGTCTGGTAAAGTCAGAATTTGCACCAGTGTCAACATTCTGGCCGAGGGCTTCGACTACCCCGCTTTGGATTGTCTGGTATTCGCCAGGCCCACCCTGAGCGCAAGGCTATACATACAGGCAATAGGCCGTGTTCTTAGGATTCATCCTGGTAAGGAGCATGGTTATGTTTTAGACTTGACTGATAATTCTGCAAGGTTTGGAATTGACATAGATTCTGTAAAAGCAGACGTTCCCAAAAAAGTAGTTGAAGGGAAGAAAAAAGAAGATGCAATCTGGAAATTTTGCCCTCAATGTT